CCAGTCTAAAAACCGCTATTGCCATTTAGGGCATATCCACCACCACACCGCTAGGGAAGTTGGCTCGATGCACTTTGAACACTGGGGCAGCCTGACTAGTACCGACCAGTGGCACTCAGACTCAGGGTATGGCGCAGAAAGATCAATGACTGCTGTGGTTTATCATAAAGACAGCGGAGAAGATTCAAGGGTAAAGATTACAGTGGGGAATAAATGAGCAATGTTATCAACTTTCCACAGAACGGGATTTATGCTGTTAGACAGTTTTGTGATTGTGGTAACGGCTTGGAGTATTGGGTTGGCGACGATGATAATGCTTATGGTATTTGTCCTTATTGTAACCTTGGGGTTCCTTGTGAAATTAAAGTCACTGATTTGGGAGAAGAAGAAGAATGAGCGCAATGGACAAGCAGGAGGGTGGCGATCACTACAAGCTGGCGATCCAGCCCATCGAGTACATCACCAAGAACCATCTTTCTTTCATCGAAGGCTGCATCGTTAAGTACGCGACTAGGCACAGGTCAAAGAATGGCGCAGAAGATATAAAAAAGATCATCCATTATTGTGAATTGCTACTGGAACTAGAATATGGCGAAGAGGAAGAAATCTACTGTCGCTCAAGAGGTTGAGAAAGCGGCAAAGCTGATGCAAAGGTTGGTTAGGCTAAAGGCATCAGATGACAACGGATACTGTCAATGCGTTACCTGCGGCAAGGTAGATCACTACAAGGCAATGCAGGGCGGTCACTTTATCCCTAGAGGCAGAACAGTATTTAAGCTATTCGAGGAAAACATTCACCCCCAATGCCCTAGCTGCAACCTGTGGGGCATGAAGCAAGCCCACTATGTTCTAAGATACAGGCAATATATGGCCGATACTTATGGGGAGAAAAGGGTCAAGGCCATGGAGCGTCTGGCTTGGAGGGCATCGCCCAAGTTTAACAGGGAAGAGGTAATCCAGTTTGCCAGAGACTTAAAGGGGCAGATCAAGGAAGAGGAATGGCGCATAGGTGAGATGTAGCGCAGCAAAGTGTCGTATTTTTGCATTTATATCGACATATTTTCGCTATATGTACGCATGGTTTCCATTTTCGCCATCCGTATGTAAAGTTATAAAAACAAATCCTTTATTCCATAATGGTATATACAAAATGGTTACTTTTGACCAATAAGCGTTTAATATTCAATCTCAATCAAAAAACAAAGGTATTAAACAAATGACATATTCAGAGAGCGTAACAGCAAAGAAGGGCGACACAATACTTAAGGTACTTAAGAATGGAACTGTAAAGGAAATTGTAGTTGTTAGCTGGGGCAAAAAACGCGCAACTTTGGTTAGAAAGGAACTTGTAGGGCAACCTTCCGAAGAGTGGTCGAAATATCACCTGAAGCTTGAAAACGGAAAAATTGCCTCTTGGCCAATTGAACGCAGCACTTACTACTACAAAAACATCTAATCTAACCGCCCCCTACGGGGGGCAATCAAAAAACCAAGGGGAACAAAATGTCACAAGCCAGAATGTATGAAACTAAAATGCAAAAAGTGCGCGTTAGCTATACTGTAGAAGTTGACGCTAATATGATCAAAGAATACCTAAAAGAAATCGGGTCTGATGAAACTGTAAGTCAGTTTATCAAAAGCCATATGACCGCATCAGGTGTTGGCGTTCTTGAAGAGAACCTTTTAAATAACGGCTACGGCTACAACACTGTGGAGGTGGTATCATGATTAACCATCCTTACAAAGTCGGCCAAGCAGCCGCACAAATTGAGCGCAAGAAACGCGCAGAAAGCCGCCAAGCAGCACTGGCCGCAGGTATTTTGTTTCTTATATTTACCATTGTTTCTAATATGGAATACACCGACTGTCTCAAATATGGTGTTTGCTAGTTTTCCCCCTCTTGCCCCCTACGGGGGGCTTTTTTAAGGCGAATAATATGAAAGCTGATTTAAAAGACTTTGTGGGCTGGATCACATCTACCGACGATAGGTGGGATGGTGATCTGATCGAATTAAGCGACAGCCAGAAAGATGCTGCCTGTTACACTTGGTTAAGAATGCACCCGACTTGGCTAGATGATATATTCCCCCATACCTGCTCTGATAACTTTGCCGCAATACTGGATTTAACCTATCGAATAGGCCAGTATCAAGCATTACCATCTGGGTCGCTGGCTTACTATTTCAAGTCTAAAGAGAACAAATACCGCCATCAGTGTGATGATGATGGTTTCTGGTCTGAGGCGTTAGATGACTTTAGGGCTATCTTGAATGATGATGACTTTGACGAACTGATAAGGGGCAGGATATATCTCTATTTGGAAGATACTCTGAGGGAGAAGGTCTGGGAGGAATTCTGCAACTACCAAAACATAGTGAGGGCGTTTACATGGGAACACTAAATGAGTGGAAGCGTTTGAGAGAGTTATATCCTGCAATCGAAATTAAAGAGGTGAAAGATGAGCAATCTAAAAAAAGCGATAAAAGAAGCCCACAAATTAGCAGACAAGGCGATAAAAGAAGCCCATCAAAGCGATGCAATGGATAGGGCAAAAGAATGGCTTAAAACGCCTGTAGAGGTCACTAGAGGGCAGTTTGCAGGGATATTGGTAGCGTTATCGGTGCTGGTATCGCTAATCGGGTAAATTCATCGGTCAGGGGTTCATATTCCCTTCCTGTCAGAGTGATGCACTGGCGACCAATACGCATCAGGCCAAGGTTACTTTGACCTTTTGACCCAGCCTAGCCCACTGGGGAGCCGCAACGGGCTATTAATCCTGTGAGAGTGTTTAAACGTTTTCTGCACTCTCTATTTCCCACCCCCTACTAGATTCGCTCTGTAGGGGTTTTTTTATGCAATAGAATATACATTTAAATACATATCGTTAGTGGTATAAACCTGATGAAAAACAAGCATTTCCGATCATAACCGATAGACTGTAAGATGCCGCCTTAATCAACTAGGAGGCAAAATGCTATACATAATCATCTTTACCCTAATCTCACTAACCGCAGTAGCCGCAGACGATCTCAGATAATTTACATTCCTGTGTAAAACCCTATACAATGCCCCTATCCATCTACGTTAGGGGTATGTTATGGACTCAATCAAAGTAACAAATCGGGTAGACGAATGCCTATTTTTCGAGCTAGAAGATCATCTGGCTCAGTTTGATGCCATCATGGATTCTATTTTGCAAACCGATGTCCAACGTCACACCATCCGAGAGGCTCTAGCTGACTGGGCGCAGTCGGTTGATGAGGCTGTTGGGGATATGATCGAGCAGCAAACGCCAGAAGAACCTACACTCACCGCAGATGAAGTATTCGGGACAGAAGTATGACAGTGGGCAGACCCAAATGGATACCTGACGAACTAGCCTGTCGTAAAGCGCGAGAGATGGCTTCTCGTGGCCTTACAGTGGCGCAAATAGCTGACTGCTTGGGTGTGTCCGATGCAACTGTTTACGAGCGGCAGAAGGAATATCCAGAGTTTTTAGAGGCTATAAAAAGAGGTCGCAGTGAAGGTATCAAGGAAGTAACAAGCAAATTGTTTGAGAAAGCCATTGATGGCGACAATACCTGCATGATCTTTTATCTAAAGAGCAGAGACAGGGAAAGCTGGGGCGACCAGTATGTTGAGCCAGTAAAAGAGATTCCACCAATCCAGATACTTGTGGACAAAGATGCAATTAACAAAGCCGCAGAGTGAGATATTCCTCAGTGATGCTAGGTTTGTTGCTGTAGTTGCAGGGCGTAGATTCGGAAAGACCTTTCTTGCCACTGGTTCGCTGTTAAGAGCAGCCATTGCTGGCAGTAATAGAAACATCTGGTATGTTGCCCCGACCTATGGGGCTGCAAAAGAGATATGCTGGAACATGCTAATCCATACCATCCCAGAAGAGTATATCCAAAAGACCAACGAAACAGCCCTGACGATAAAGCTGATTAACGGCTCTGTGATTGCCCTAAAGGGGGCAGAGAAACCAAACAACCTGCGAGGTCGTGCATTAGATTATGTCGTGCTAGATGAGTTTGCAGACATGCGGCCAGAGGCATGGTTTGAAGTATTGAGAGCCTCCCTGTCTGATCGGCAAGGTGGCGCAATGTTTATTGGTACACCTAAAGGCCGCAATCACTTTTATGACCTGTGGGCAAAGGGTGTTGATGGCGCAGATGATTGGGAGTCGTTCCAGTACACCACCATCGAGGGCGGCAATGTTCCTGCAACAGAGATCGAGCAAGCTAAACAGGATTTAGACGAGCGCACGTTTAATCAGGAATACTGCGCGGAGTTTGTTACTTACTCAGGATTGATTTATTACTCGTTCAGCAGAGAAGAGTCTGTATTGGCGTTAGACGATGATAATGGTACACTCCATATTGGTATGGATTTTAACCTTGACCCCATGTCAGCCGTTATCTGTGTGCGTAAAGGCGGGACGCTGTATGCCGTTGACGAGATTGTCATGTATGGGTCTAATACCGACGAGATGGTTGCGGAGATTATAGACCGCTACCCGACGCGGAATATTATTATCTATCCTGACCCAGCATCAAGACAGCGGAAAACATCTGCTGGTGGTCGCACTGATTTGTCGATCTTACAAAACGCAGGATTTAGCGTTAAGGCGAAGAAAACTCACGCATTAGTTAGGGATAGAATTAATGCTGTAAATAGTCGTTTACTGTCGAGTGATGGTGAACGGCATTTGTATATCAGCCCGAAATGCAAGCAGACGATTAAGTCGCTTGAACGGCAGACATACAAAGAAGGAACGAGCATACCAAATAAAGACGGGTTCGATCATATGAATGATGCCCTTGGTTACTTGGTAGAATACTTGTTCCCAGTTCGCACAGAATACGACACACCACAACCGACTAGGTGGACTTGATGAAAACAATCGAAACAACTCACCCCGAATACGACAATAACGAGTCGCGCTGGGAATTCTATTTACGCAGCTACATGGGTGGCGAAGATTACATAGATGGGGCGTATCTAACCCGCTACATCTCAGAGGATAAAGACGAGTACAACCGAAGGCTCGATCTAACCCCGATAGATAACCACTGTAAAAACATTGTTCACATTTACTCTAGCTTCTTGTGGCGAGTAGCCCCGACTAGGGCGTTTAACTCAGCCGCTGGCAACGTAGCCCTTCAACCTTTCCTTAATGATGCTGATCTCGATGGGCGCAGCTTCAATGCGTTTATGCGACAGGCACAGGTCTGGTCTAGCGTTTACGGCCATGTGTGGCTGATGATGGACAAGCCTAAATCTACAGCAGGAACAAAGGCAGAAGAATTAGAGCAAGATATTCGGCCTTATGTAACCATGTTCACCCCTGAGAATGTATTTGACTGGAAGTACGAAAGAACGGCCAGCGGCAGGTTTGAACTGGTGTACCTAAAGATAAGGGAAGCCATCGACCGCGTTACAGATACCCAGACTGATACTTGGTATCGCATCTGGACTAAAGACAGCGTACAGCTATGGCATGCGGTAAATGAAAACGAGCGCATGGTTGAGCAAGAAGATAACGTATTAGGCAAGATACCTGCTGTATTCCTACCTGCCCAGAGATCAGTTGTTCGCGGTATTGGCATTAGTGATATAGCAGACGCGGCCTATATGCAGCGAGCGATCTATCAGGAGCTATCTGAGATCGAGCAGCTAATCAGAATCAGTAACCACCCTACCTTGGTTAAGTCATACCAGACCGATGCCAGTGCAGGAGCAGGTGCTATTATCAATATGCCTGATGACATGGATGCCAGCCTAAAGCCGTTTCAGTTACAGCCCAGCGGTCAGAACCTTGACGCTGTTCGCAACTCGATAAAGGATAAGGTCGAGGCGATTAACCGCATGAGCCATATGGGTGCTGTTCGCGGCACTGAGGCAATGACCCAATCAGGCGTAGCT